TTGTTACTCAAATACCCAAGTTATGTTATGGCCCAAGCAAGAGCCAGACCATGCTCTACTTCTCCAATTCCGGGCGAGATTATATTGACCCCGACAAGGCGTTCCGCGCCAAAGATCGACAGCTTACTACGGTGGTGTCGGATCACAAAATGGAGGGGTATGCTGAGCGGCTCAAAGAGTTTGTGGATAATCAAACAAAGCCAAAAGAAGAGTTTGTGATAAGCAAAGAAGAAGTTGCTGAACTTAATAAATTAATGGACGAGGTGGAAAATGCTTAGATTAATCCCGTTACTCTTTTTTCTTGCTGGGTGTACCCAAATTGAAGCCTTAGCTGTTAGCGATGGAGATAATGCCTTTGCTTGTCTTAGGGGCGAGTCTGCGGCCACAGCGGGGGTCTTTGGGGGGAATCTGAGCGGAATTACGGTGGAAGTGCCAGCTACGGTAGATACCTCCCAGTGGTCAGCACAGGACTGGGCTACATTGGCCGAAATTTGTGATTAATGAAACAATTAATTGCAATGTTAAAACGGCACGAAGGTGAGGTTAAAACCAATGGCCGTCATGTGTTGTATAAATGTCCAGCAGGGTACTGGACTTTGGGTATTGGGCGTAATGTAGATGTCAACGGGGGGATAGGACTTTCTGAAGACGAAGTAAACTATTTGCTGGAGAATGACATTGTTAGGGTGATCATGGAATTGAATATAGAATATCCGTGGTTTAGTGATCTTGATGATGTGCGAAAAGATGCTATTATTGATATTGCATTTAACCTCGGAGCCACCAGATTACGTGGTTTTCGACGCGCCTTAGCAGCTATGGAAGCTGCTGATTACAGTACTGCCGCTGCTGAATTTCTTGATTCAAAATGGAAAAAGGACGTTAAAGGGCGTGCTGTAGAGCTTGCTAGTATGATTGAAACTGGTGCGTATCTATAATGAGGTTGAATAATGCCCTATAAAAAACTCCAGTTAAAACCGGGGGTTAACCGGGAAAATACTCGGTATACCACTGAAGGTGGGTGGTACGAATCTGATAAAGTCCGGTTTCGCCAAGGAATGCCTGAGAAGATTGGTGGGTGGGAACGTATCTCTGCAAACACGTTTCTAGGGATTTGTCGTTCACTCTGGAACTGGATCACATTAGGTGGTCAGAACCTAGTTAGTGTGGGTACCACGTTAAAGTACTACATAGAGCGTGGGGGAAATTATTATGACATAACTCCCATACGTTATACCACTGTGGCAGGAGCGGTTACTTTTTCAGCCACAAACGGTTCCTCCACTCTTACCATTACCGATGTTTCCCACGGTGCCCTTGGGGGGGATTTTGTCACCTTTTCCGGGGCGGTGTCTCTGGGTGGCAATATAACTGCTGCTGTACTAAATCAAGAATACGAAATTTCTACTGTTCTTACGGACGATACTTACACTGTCGCTGCTAAAGATACTTTGGGGGCTACTGTAACGGCTAATGTGTCGGATACAGGGAATGGTGGGGCTTCAGTTGTAGGGGAATATCAACTTAATACTGGGTCGGCCACAGCTACCCCATTTAGTGGGTGGGGTTCCGGTGGATGGGGGTTGGGTACATGGGGGTATTCTAATCAGTCTACGTCAGCCATCCGGTTATGGAGCCAATCTAACTTTGGAGAAGATTTAGTCTTTGCTTATCGTGCTGGCCCAATTTGTTTTTGGGATGCAAGTACTGGGGCTACTGTACGTGGCAAGATTGTTGATACCACCAATTTTCCTACTGCTAGTGATGTTCCCACTCTGGTTAATTTGGTAAGTGTGTCGGATATATACCGGTTTGTGTTTGCTTTTGGTGCAAATGCGTTAGGTAGTGCTATCCAAGACCCAATGCTAATTCGGTGGTCAGACCAAGAAAGTGTTCTTAACTGGACGCCTTCTGCTACCAATCAGGCCGGAAGTATTCGGGTTTCACATGGCACTGAAATAATTGCTGTGATACAAGCTCGTCAGGAGGTCTTGGTGTGGAGCGATGCTGCTCTTTATTCCCTCCAGTATTTAGGCGCACCTGAAGTATGGGGTGCTCAGTTGATGGGGGAAAACATTTCTATTGCGAGTCAAAATGCTGCGGCTTATGCCGGTAGTACTGCTTATTGGATGGGTCGGGATAAATTCTATAAGTACGATGGTAATGTTATGACTTTACCCTGTAACGTCAAACGCTATGTGTTTAACGATATCAATACAGAACAGTTTAACCAAGTAGTATCAGGTACTAACGAAGGGTTTAATGAAGTGTGGTGGTTTTATTGTTCTTCGGGAGTCGTTGCCAATGACCGGTATGTTGTTTATAACTATGTAGAAGATATATGGTATTACGGCACATTAGCACGAACTGCGTGGTTAGATTCAGGATTGCGGGGCAGGCCCATAGCAGCTACTTACACCAACAATTTAGTTGACCATGAGAAAGGTAATGATGATTTAGAAACAGCGGTTACTACAGCAATAACTGCGTCTATAACTTCTTCTGAATTCGATCTGGATGATGGGCATACTTTTGTATTAATCAACCGTATGTTACCGGATGTAACGTTTGATGGCTCTAGTGCTGGTTCTCCAGCGGCTATTATGACGCTTTCTCCTATGGCTAATTCAGGGTCTGGATACAACAGCCCTTTATCTGAGGGGGGTAATTCTTCAGCAACAGTCACAAGGTCAGCTACAGTGCCTATAGAGCAGTTTACAGGACATGTTTCTTTACGAGTGAGGGGAAGGCAAATAGCGTTTAAGATGGAATCCACTGCGGTGGGGGTAGCGTGGCAGCTAGGTTCCCCACGTTTAGAAATGCGTCCTGACGGCAGAAGGTAGTTTTTATGGCTACTGCATCACAAGAGACAGGAAGTAATGTAGTTGCGCCAGCATTACCCCCGGCCCCAACAGATTACGAAAAAGGGTATATAGATAGATTCAGCAATATATTACGTTTATATTTCAATCAGTTAGATAACGCATTGAGGAACGCCGTGGCTACTGCCATCCCATATAATTTACGAGTTTCCGAAGGAAACATTACTGGTGCTACATCCTTATTCAAATTTGGATTTAATGCTGATGTAGATACAACCGAAGAAACTGTCTGGAGTGGAGGGGGTGATTTGGTTTATCCCGGTGCAGCGGGTGAAGTGTATATCTCCAGCGATGACGTTAATGATGTCAACCCCGGTGGCACTGGGGTACGCACTATAAAGGTACAGGGGTTAGATGCCAATTACCTTGAGATAGAAGAAGATATTGCCCTGAATGGTCAAACTCAAGTAATTACGACGAAAGAGTATTTAAGAATTTTTAGGGCTTACGTGCTTACAGCAGGCTCAAACGGAGGAAGTGCTGGTACTGTTTACGTAGGTACAACGGGAGCTACCGGTGGGGTACCCCCGGTAATATATGCAAGTTTTGGAAGTGCTAACCAGACCCAAATGGCTGTGTACACTGTTCCTGCCAGTAAGACGTTATATGTTGATGATATTACCTTTACTGCTGCTATTTCAGCAGCCGATAACTATGCCACTGTAAAATTTAAAACACGCGAATTTGCTACTAATGCTTTCAGAACACAGTTTATACAGGTGATGCAGAGCAATAATAATGTTTCCCCGTTTAATTACCCCTTGGCAATCCCGGCCAAAACCGACATAGAGTGTCGTGCCCTCGCGTCCACCACTAATAATCAAGTAAGTGCGTCATTTCAGGGTGTGTTGATAGACGATTGATATGGCTAAAGAACTAGACCTTATAGATTTTATCACTTCTCAAACAACGCCTGAGAAATTTGAGCGTGGCGGGAGTGTGCGTGGGTTTGCAGAAGGGGGTGACCTGCCTACATTGCTAGAGGTTACGGGCACTAAGCCTCCCCCCGGAATGAACTATTCTTACACAGGGAATTCTTATGATCTAGGCGCATGGGATGCAGATGCTTTTTTAACTCATCAGGCCAATATAGCGGCTGAAGCAGGGTTGTTAGAAGGCGCTGAAGTGGGACAAAGGCAACAGCAGCAAGAAAGAAGGGATGCCTTAAAAAAAGAACTAGCTAAGATTGGTCGCCAAGACAAAGTAAATTATCTCACTGATGACCAAGTAAATGATCTCTATAACAAAATGCAGTCGGGTGAGCCAATAACTGCAACTTTGGTTGATTCTGATGCCTATAAAACAGCCAGTGTGGATTTTGTTTCTGATGTGGGTACGGATACTTCTGTCGCTGAAGATATAGATGCTCTTGCTCAAGATAGAGCCTTCTGGGATGCAGTGACAGGGGTAATTCCTCCTCCTTTTACAGGAGCGGTTAATACAGGAGAAGACACAACTGCTTTAAATATGACCCAAGCTGCTGAAGCAGCTAATGCGGTAGTAGATAGTGTAGGTAAAGTTTTAAGTACAGAGGTACCGGGGGGAGTTACAGATTTGCCCGTTATAGGGGACATCGTAGATTGGACTAGCGATACAATTGCTGATGCGGTGGAAACAGTATTAGGTTGGATTATGCCAGACGGTTGGGATACCACGATAGTTATTGGGCCTAATGGGGCGGAGCTAAAAGTAGAACCCGCCGGTACTGTTCCTACGGGCACTAAGAGCACCACTAAAACAGGGGAAAGCTCAACGGGTAATACAAGCGTAGTTGTAACTACAGGCATACCCGGAGCAGACGTGTTAATAGCCGGAGGGACGATAGGGGAAGCTGTAGGAGAGGTAGTTAATGCAGAAACGGGTACAACAGAGGGGGTTATTCCAATCGTACCTAGCGGCCCCCTTAATCCAACTGCTACAGAGATATTACATGCTGGTAATAAAGCAAGATGTAAAGCCCAAGGTAAGGATTATGATCCCACCACTTACCAATGTGTTGAACCAGCTTTTGTAATTGGGAGGAAAGTAGGTATTCCCACCTCTACTGAGGGGGACACTACTACCACTGAAGGGACAGGAAGTGAGTATGAGGGGGGAGGAGAAGGGGGCGAGGGGGAAGTTACTACCACTGGTTCTACCACAGTCCAGATAGGGGGCAAAACAACCAAAGAATTGTGTACAGACCCTGTTTATGCGGGGGCCAATATATTAAAGTGCTTGCCCTATATTTTTACAGGTGAAGCCACCATTGGGGAAGGGGGTGCAACTATAGAGGGCCAAATGGAATGCCCTGACACCCATGTTAAAGCTGGAGAGATGGTAGATAGTCTAGCTGATTGTGGGGGATTGAAACCGGCTCCAGATAT